TCGAGCTCGCGCGCCTTCTTCCAGATCTGCTCGGGGGATTCGTAGCGCGCAAGCTGCTGCAGGTCCTTCTCCGAGTCGGTCGAGGCGGCCGCCAGGCGCTGACGCCAGTCGTCGCCCCAGCCCATGATTGCCGCGCCCGTCGATGGCGCTGCGCCCGTGCTCGGTGCGCTGCCCGTGCTGGGGGCTGCTCCGGTGCTCGGCGCGCCACCCGTGGATCCGTCTGTGCTCATGGTTCGCTCCTCCTTGGTTGTCCTAGCTTCAGCTTCGTCATCTTCACCACCTGGTTGCCCACGAACCGGCGGCCCTCGGCGAATATGGTATCGCGGGCGCCGTCCTCACCGCCTGGCCGGTAGCTCATGTCGTAGGTGCCGGCCGCGCGCTCGATGATCCAGGCAAGGGCCCTTCGCTGCTGCTCGCCGTTGGCGGTGCCCTTGGCGAGCGCCTGGATGGCCACGATGTCGGCGTCCTCGTAGGCTGGGGGTAGCCACGGGGCGTGCTCGTCGATCGCCTGGCGCTTGGTCTTCGCTGGGACGGTCGCCATGCCTTACTGCCCGGCGGTCTGCGCCTGGGCCATGCTGTGCTGGGCCTTGCCGAGCTTCTCGGTGATGCCCGCGGCCTGCTCCATGCTGGCGAGGTCGGCTTGCGCGGCGCTCGCCGCGGCTGCGGCCTGCTGGGCGCGCTCGACCTCGAGCTCGGTGCGCATCCACTTGGCCGGCGCGCGGATGCCCTCGGCCACGTCGCGCAGGATCGTGACCGCGTCCGGGATGTGCGCGACCGCCGGGTCGAGCGCAAGGGCCTCGGTGACGATCTGCTTGAACTCGAGGAACTTGATGCCCTTCTGTTGCTCGATGGCGTCGTGCAGGGGGCTTTCGAACTTGAAGTCGATGTCTGCCCCGCGCAGCTCCCGCGGCACATCGAGCGGTGAGCCGAAGGCCCCGGCCCTGAAGAGTACGTCGAAGGTCTCGTCGCACACCGCGCCGTTGTATTCCGATTCCATGGGCTCGAAGAGCGGCAGCGCCCCGCGGATGTATTCCTGCACGAGCTGCCCGGCCTGGTAGGCCGTCATCTGCGGGTCGGTGGTGGGGTTGAAGGCTCGGAGCTTGTTCAGGAAGAAGCACTGGCGAAGCACGTCTCGGCTGTCCTGGATGAGCTCCAGGTTGATCGGCAGGCCCTTCACGTCGATGTTCATGGCGCGCAGCGCCTCGCCCAGCTTCTCGTCGTACTCTGCGTCGACCCAGGTGACCCCGCCCGGGAATTGCTGCATGTCGTTCTTCACCACGCCGGTCTGGGCGATGAGCGGCGGGTTCGCCGCCTTCTCGCCCGCTTCCAGCATCGTGAGCGCCATGGCCTGCAGGAGCCGGCCCTCGGGCAGCGCCGCGACCGTGGCTGGCGAGCAGGCGTACTGGCTGCCGGCGATCGTGGCCCATCTCGGGATCACGTAGTGCTGGCCCCAGATCGGGGTCGCCTCGATCACCTTGTCGTTCTCGCAGTCGTAGTAGATCGACACCCGCGGACGGCCGTTCGCCGGGACGTCGGCGAGTTGCGCCGCGCACACGATGTGCAGGACGTTGACCTCGGCGAATGGCTCCTTCGAGGCGCGCTGCGTGATCTTGCGGTCGAGCTCGGCTCGGGGGAAGAGCGCGATGAGGTCCGACACCGCCACCAGCCAGCGGCGGGCCTTGAAGTCGATCTTGCCGTCCTGGTCTTCGCGCCAGACGACGTCCTTGATGTGCCAGGTGCGATAGAGCAGGTGCGAGCGGTCCCGGTTCAGCTCGATCGACATCACCGTTTGGCCGAAGGTGGCGAAGTCGTGGTCGGCCTGCTTCGCGGCCTTGTTGAAGAGCGCGTCCGGGTCGTACATCGCCCGGCGCTGGGTGCTCTCGGCCCACTGCAGCCATCGGTTCACCTGGTTGGAGCGCACGCCGGTGTCACGCGGCACGATGTGGAACCAGGCCTTGTTCGTGGGGCGCAGCATCGTGCCGACCTGGTCGCCCAGGTCCCGGCGCACGAGGAGCGGGAAGCTCGAGGTGAGGTGCGCGGCGTAGTCCATGCCCAGGGAGCGCTGCACGGTGAAGTCGGCGCGCTCTGGATAGAACTGCTCGGCGATCTCCTGCTGGAGGCTCACCCACGACGACCTCTTGGAGAAGAGATTGTCGGCGAGCTCGCGTAGCGCCTTCGGGGTCATGCGCCGAGCGCGTCCCCGCTGCCGCCGCTCGTGAGGATGGTGCTCTGGCGCCCGCGCCTGCGCGCGATCGAGGCGAGCGAGCGCCTGCGCATGCGGCGCTGGGCAGCCTCATCGGCGAGCGGGATGGCGGCAGGCTCCTTCGACTGCTCGCCGCGCATAACGGCGATCAGCTCGCGCTGGCGGGCGGCTTCGTCATCGGCCATGCGCTGCGCGAGGTTCGCGGCTTCGGCCCCTTGGGCGAGTTGCACGGCGCCCGCGCCCGCGGTGGCCGAGGCACTCGCCCCGGCGCCTGCCGCGCCCGCGCCGTACCAGCCGGCGAAGAACGAGCCGATCGTGCGCCCGAGGGCTCGGTTGTCCGGGTCCTGGGAGAGCTTGTCGCCGCCAGCGAAGATGTCCCATCGGCTTTGCTCTGGCGAGAAGGGGTTGCTCGAGACGTTTTCCCGCGTGAGCGCTTCGAGGCCTGCGCCCACCGAGCCAGGGACATCCTTTTCGGCCTTTGCGACCGCCCGCGTCAGCGGGTCGTACTTGAGGGCTTTTCTGAGGATCCCGCGCAGCGATGCCATGTCTGCCTCCCGAGCCGGGGCTGGGTGTTCGGCGGCATCGTACACCTATCGCCGCCGACGTGCAGCCTCGCGCCCCAGCACCACCTTGGGCTGCATGCCGCGCATGCCTCGAGCTCGGGCTTTCTGCTCGCCCTGCTCAATCCACTGCAGGGCGTTCGTCGCCCAGCGCGGGCCAGCCCAGTTCGCCATCACCACGGCATCGGCCTCGTTCGGGCTCCAGCCCAGGCGCTCGACCACGCCTTGCACGCCGCCTTCGTTCTTCGACTTCGGCTCGATGGCAATCTCCTGGCCCTTCACCGTGTAGGTGGGTGCGCACAGGCCGGCCATGAGGCGCTTGTCTGGCGGGAGCATCACGCGACTTCCGCCCGGCTGGTCTGGATCCAGCGCCTCGCGCATGCCCCAGTAGGCTGCGCTTCGCACGTTCGTGAAGCCGTACTTCCGATCGGCGGTGCGCTTGGAGGTCTTCGCCGCGCCCTTGTAGGCGATGCACTCGATCGCGTTGTTCTCGGACAGGTGGTTCAGGATCGGCCCGCCGTAGCCCCCGCCGGTGTCGACGATCACATCGGCGTTGTCCCTGCGGTTGGTGACGACCAGGCCTCCCTGGAAGGTGCCGAGCCGGTTCTTCGGGATGTCCTTGCCCGGGATCTTGAGGAGCTCGGCGAAGAACGAGTCGTAGCGCTGGCTGATCACGGCGTCGTCCTCGCCCCCGCCTGAGGGGTCGATCGCGATCGCGCACATGGGGATCCCTTCCGGGGGCCGGCCGCCGGCCTCGAGCCAGCGCTGCTGCGCGGCGCGCACCCAGGTGCTGGGGATCACCTGGTAGGCGTCGTCCTGTAGGCCCGCCTTGAAGTCGCCCTTCAGGAGCTGGCTGCGCAGCGGCTCAGGCAGGTTCTGCAGCTGCGCGCGGTACTCGGGGGTGTTCCGGTAGGGGTTATCCTCGAGGCTCGCCGGGATGAAGGTGTAGGAGCGCGCCTGGTACTTCTCGCCCGCGATGGTGTATTCGCCTGGGCCTTCCACCCAGTGCATCTGGCCCGGCTGGTTCCTCAGGTCCTTGGCGATGTAGACCGCCCACCTGAGCTCGCCTGGCGCGGTGGGGTAGAGCGGGTGCGCCTCGTCGAGCCAGGGCCCGAACCAGTCAAGCATCCAGTAGCCGTCCGATGTCCTCGGGGGGTTGGAAGCGAGCACCACGCGCGTTCGCCGTCCGGGCTTTGCCCGCAGCCACGCGAACAGGCTCGCCACCTGGACCTCGAGGAACTCGCCCGCCTCGTCGTAGCCGTAGAAGTCACGCTCGCGTCCCGCGTGGGCCATCCAGGAGTCGGCCTCGCGCATGCCGGCAAGCTTCAGGCCCCGGCCGTCCTGCAGGGTCCACTCGTGGTCCTGGCCGTTCCAGCCGCGGGCGCCGAGGATCTTCTTGCCGTCGGCTTCCAGCCCGTCGGTCTGGGTGAGCTCGCGCCTGAAGATGATCCCGGCGTCGGCCTCGTTGATGCCCCATCCGAGCATCAGGTGCGACTTCCCGCCGCCCGCCTGCCCGCCGTAGAGCAGGATGTCGGCTTCCGACAGGTAGGCCTGGGTCTGGGGGCCTGGGTTCGGCACCCAGACCATGTGCCTGGTCGCGCGGTGGACCTCCTCGGCGATCTTGCGCCTGACCGGCTCGGGCTTGTCCTGCACCCGGGCCAGGAGCTCATCGAGAAGGCTCGCCATGGGCCTACCTGCGGCGCTTCACCTTCTTCTTCGACTTTGCCACCGCGGCCTTCAGGGCGCGCACCAGCGTGTCGCTGCTCGATTCCCCGGCGTGCACGTAGGGCTGCAGGAGCCTGCTGTGCTCTCGCCCTACGCGAGCTTCGTTGAGCAGCCTCAGGAGCATCTCGCCGGGGTGGGCCGACGCCCAGCCGTGTTCCTTGCGGTAGTCCTCGAGCGCGGCGAGCACTTCGCGCGACTGCTGGACCTCATCGGGCTCGGCCATGGCGGCGAGCGGCGCGGCCGCAGCCGGCGGCGTTCCCAGCGCCTGACGCTCGATCGGGCGGCCGTCGTAGTGCGTGATGCCTGAGCCGAGCCCGGTGCCCGGGAGCTGTCGCACGATCATGCCGACCTGCAGGCCGTAGGGGCTCGTCCAGGTGTGCACGAACTGGTTGAGCGCCTGCATCTGGCCCTGCAGGACGAGGTGCTCGGTGCGCGCGGCCTCGGCCTGCTGGGTGAGCTGCGCGCCCTTGCTGTTCAGCTCGCGCGCCCTCGAGGTGAGCTTGATGTAGTTGTGGTCCCACTCGCTGATGCCGTAG